CTCCACACCAGATACCCACGGCGTCGGCAAGGACGTAAGGTGCGCTCCATGCTCATGGTCGGCGCTTGTCCTGTAATGCGATAGGTTCACCTCGACCAAATCCAACAGCGGCGGCTTCTCAACTCCCGGCGTCAACGCACTTGGCCCGAAAAACTGAAACGGAATATAATCCAGTGGCTCGCCTTTTCTTAACGGCACAACAGGCTCACCAAATTCCACCCAATCCTGCGACTGAATCTCCGCATCGCGCTTACGCTGCCTGAACCTATGGATCTCGTAATGCGGAGAAGCCGTTTCCGCATCAACCAATTCCAACACCCGCACCTGTGGCACCAAGATCGGCACCCACGGATCAAGCGGGTCGACCTCTTCCACTGACTCAGACAACACAACACGCGACAACCGCTCTTGCCCTCCAAGGACGGTCGTTCTCCAACTCAAGATATCCTCTGCTCGTCGAGGAATCCAATACGGTCGTGGCGCAGCCATCCCTGGCGGTGGCTCGTCAGTCATCTCTACCTGAACACCAAACCGGCCCAGCAATAACACCTCCTGAAACCCAGTCATGGCAAAGGCACGAATCGGCTTTGCCGTCAACGTCACATCACGCAGGTCAGACTCTAGCGTTGACGGAAAGATCACACTCGGCGGCGACCGAAACACACACCCCAACAACCCCATCACTGTTCTGGCGGTCGCATTATAAAACTCAGCCCTGCCGATGTAATTGTCATAATCGCTCGCAACAGATGGCAGATATTCAGTGCCGCGAGCTTTCACCGCATCGCTCCCCTCAAAACAATCACGGCAACGCTGCCACCTAGCAAGCGCTGTTATATATTCCGAACGAGGAGAGTTCACAGGCATAGTTCGCCTCTCATAAAATGTTAATATTTATACGATCCCACTGCTACAATTACGCAATCTAATCCGCTGGAAGCCTCGGACTGAACTCGGAAAGTTGCTTGACTCTCCAATCCTCACAAGATTGGCACCAGCCCATGCGGTGACCAACCACCGCCTCACGTTTCTCGCACCGCTTGCACATCATTGTAACCCCCAAACAGCGACAATTGCTTTTCGGCGTGTGCCACTATGACAGGCTCGACAACCTCATCATCCTTAGATGCCCTATGCAACACATACGGGACACACCCATCAGTGCCACAGGATGCCGTCGCAACCACGAACCACACATACACCCACCTCTGGTTCGGCGCAGTGACTTTCTGCTCATCAAGGACGAATAGTGGCTTCTGGCACGTAGCGCAGGTATCGACCTGATAGCCAGCAGCCAATGTCGTTGTCACCATCCCCCCTCTTTAACCGCTGCCAAGCGAGCCTTCCTTCTGCCAAACACAACCTCTTCAAACGCCCCCGCCACGGAATCAGCCTGGTCATCATGTTTCGATTCAGGAACCGTCGTGATCTCTTGCAGCCATGATTGGTTCCACTCCCCTCGCAATATCGAAACATTACCAGCCTCCGCTTGAACTGCCAGCGGCCTCCATCGTGTCGTTTTCGCTCCCGATGGCACTTTTCCCGCATAGTCATATCCGGCCAGCATTCGCATATGAATGGCAATCATGCTCTTGCCGCTTGCTCCAGGCTCTTGCTCTTCTCGTATTTTAACCTTCTGCCCGTCAAGCTGGGCAGTCCTAACAATCGTTTCGTCAACTACATTCGGCGACCATCTGCCCCGCACAATGTCCTCCACGTAGAACGTGCCATCCTCAAACTTCGACAACTTGGTGCCGACTGTGTAATCTGGGTCTTTCCCAGGCTTAGCCTCGGTCGCCGCGCAATCCCAGAAACGAGCCGTCGCGACACGCCCCTTCACTGGAAGCACATCCACAACCTTGAACCACGCTCGCTTGAACATTAACCCCTCTTCAGGCTGCGGGTTCTGGTTATACTGTGTTTCAAAATCTCTGCCCTTTATTCCTTTGTCTTCCTCCACTTCCTCCCGCCCGTGGCGGTTCTCGCAAATCAGTTCACCCTCTTCGGTGCGTGGGTCTTCAAATCCAATAGACGTCACCATCGACCGCTTCGGATCATATTCAGACGGAAGCATTAACACTTCGTATCCGAAATCCTCAATCATCCGTCCCGCCAAATCGTCCTGATGCCCTCGCTGCATAATACAGAACCGACAACCTGTTTTCGGATCATTCAACCGGCTATGCCACACCCTGCGATAGAACTCATGCACCCTAATACGCGACACTTCCGAATGCGTCTCATTCAAATTATGCGGGTCATCAAGACCCAGGAAATCAGCCCCATGCCCCGTGACCGTCCCTCCCACTGATGTCGAAATCCTATACCCGCGATAAGTGTTCTCGTAGTTCGTCTTTACATTCTGATCCGTGGTCAGTCGATATCCACTCCCCCATCGCTCCTGATACCAGTCGCTATCAATAACACGGCGACTCAGCACGGCATGTTCTGTCGATAAATTCGTCGAGTAACTTGCATACATAAACCGCAACCCAGGCGACTTAATCCATGCCCATGGATTTAAGCACACTGATGCCGTTAAACTTTTAGTATGTCTTGGTGGAATCAGGATAAGAAGGTTGCGGATTTCACGATTGATCACGGCCTCTAAATGCTCACATACCGCACCTATGTGCCACCCGTCTACGAATGGTGCCGTTGGCTCAATAACAGGCCACACCTGTTGGACGAACTTGTGCAGTTTTCTTTCGGCAAGCTCAGTCTTGACCTGATTCCGCCCTGCGAACGGCATTGTCATGGATGCGCTCAAGCTCCTCAAGCTCTTCTGTGGTCAAGTGGCCCAACGACCGATCCGCCTCCTCAACCCTATCGGACACAATCTCACCAGCCTCGCCTCTTGCTTGCCTCTCCACCTTTACACCAACCTCTAGCAGACGCCCCATCGCCGTCGGCGTCATTGCTTCCACATCCTTGGCGCTCATGGCTTGCAACTTCTGGATCACTTTACCTGTAAGCGCGGCGGCGAGACTAGCATGACGCTCATTCATTTTCTCGACCGCCTCAACCTGCGACACCCTGTTCTGTCGATCCTGCTCATCAACCCATGCCGCCACACGGCCCACCCAATCCCACCTTGAAGACCAGCGAGCCATTAACTGAGCCGATTTACCCAACTCTCTCGCTACTCTTTCCTGACTGCGGGCCGTTCCCATATCTCTATAGACCGTAAACGCCTCAAACGCCTTCCGGCTCTCTCCGAACTGCCGCTCCCACGGAAATCTGGTAGAGCGTTCCCTGGCTTCTTGCGCTTGCTCGCGCTGACCTTCTCTCGTCGCCATCTAGCTATACTCGGCCCGTCTCGCCAATTGGTTCTGAACCATCATTTCGTTCAGGTCGTGCCCATCTGCCACAACGGTAATCAGCCACCGTCCATATTTTCCCTGCTGTCGATCTCCTGATTTCCGAGTAAGAATAACCACATTCTCGGCATCCAACATCCTATTCTTTAGCCAGTCTCGTGACACAACGCCTTGCTCTTTCTCTACTCCCCTCACTTCTGGAGCATTGATGCCGTCAAGTCGACCGCTCACTTTAATCGTAACTCCGAACCCCAAGTCCAACACCATATCCATCAAGGTGTCGCCGTCGTACACCCGACACGACCGTAGCGGAAACTTCCATTCATGGCATTCCGGCGGCCCGAACCACTCATGCTCTGACGAACTCCCAAGTATTGCAATCCGCTCCAATTTACTTCCTCTTTACTTGCTCCCTGAGTATCTTTGGCGCTGTGTTGTCCCACTTCACCCAGTGGTGTAATCGTTTGTGTGAGTCGCCCATCATCCTCACTGTGACCGACGAGGGCTGAAACATAACGCTGTAAAACGATTTCACATAGGTTCCATGATCAAGATAAAATTCCGTCAACCCACCACTTGACGCCTGGGTCTGCATCTGCACCACACTAGAAAAAGGGACAGTGAAGAAAAGCAACCCAGTACTTGCCCCGTGTGCATACGTGTTCACATCTTCATTGATCCTGCCAACGAACCTAAACACTCTGTCGGTGGAACAGAAAAACGTGTTCATGCACTTTCTGAACAGTGTCGGTTTCTTCGCCGTGCGGTTCTCCATCCCACCGATGAAGTCCCCACCCTGAGCTATCGCAATGCTGCTTGCCGTGATCGACTTATAAAACGCAAACAGACTCCCGAACACCCTGTCCAAGTTCTGGATATTCTTTGGCGTCACGTTTACCTCATACACCCGATATTCGAACGCTTGGTAGTCATCATCTAATTGAATGAAGTATTCGTAACCAAGTTTTTTGGCTATCGCAAAACAGGCGTTTCGAGCATACACGACGACCCCATCTTGTCCCGTGAAGTTATCTGCCAAGTCGAAATCTTTCGCCACCTCCGCCTTGTTAAATGTCTCAACATGGGAAAAATTTTCAACATACTTATCTCGCTGGCTATCCTCATCGTCAATAACAATAACGACCTTGCCCGTGTATCCCTGTTTCTCTAACGATGCAAAAGTAAGAACCTTGTCCGGTCTGCCATGCGACAAAATGAACACGCAGTAATCATTCTGTGTCGTCATGTGCTAGCTCTTGAAATTCCTTGTGGAGCTTCACGAACCCCTTTTCTATCGCTTGATGAAAATCAATAATTACTAACGCCGAGGCTTCCATTAACTCCTGAACAACCTTGTCGCTATGGGCATAAAAGTCAGCAATTTTAGAGTAATTAAACACAACATGTCGCTGAGCAGCGCAAATCAAGAACGCCTTGTCCCTATCGCTTAACTCACTCTCCAAGATAGCCGCTTGAAGCTCTTGATACTTACCCGTGTCATACAATTCCGACACCAACGGCTTATTCGCCCCAGGCTTATACACCGGGCTCTCAACCTTTGTGGTATATCCTTTCGACGGCTCAACTAGTTCATCCGACTGTTGCAAAAGCGAATCAAGCTCTTCTTTATAGAAGAACGACGACAGGTCAACATCCTCAGAGGCGTCAACCGCCAACTGCTCAACATCCCATTCCGCTAACTCCGCAGCCCGATTGTCATACATTGCCAGCTTTCGCTTTTGCTCTTCTGTTAAATCCTTCCTGCGAACGGCAATAATTTCGTTGCCGTCTGTCTCAACCACACGCACCTTGGTAATACCGGCCTCGCCAGCCGCCTCAATAGTGGCATTACCAGCCAATATCTCGTTCTTTTCATCAATCACAATCGACCGACCACTCCCCACCTCATGAAGAGCATCGACAATCATCCCTACATTGCGTGGCGTATGCTTGCGCCTATTCACCGGATCAGGCACTAGCGACTTGATATGGTTCACCTCATCTCCCACGTATCCCCCTTTTTCGTAATTCCTTTCTCCGAACACGCACTTCTGTCCATCTGGTGTTTTCCGTATCGTGTGGATCTCGGATTGAATCCTTAACGGCCCTCTGACATTGAAAGCAGAGGTTATGGTAACGGTCGGTTTTGTGTCTGCCCTTAATCCGAAATAGGGATTTCCTCTTTCCGCACTCCTGGCAAACCTGCCCCGTCTCTTTCATTGCGTTGCCACAACTTGAATCGCAACTGTCCGTCAGCACCCTTTCGGGCATCCTCTACAAAGACCGATAACATTTTCGCATGAATGGCGCTATGGCAAAATTCGCACAACAGAATACAGTTTCTCGTGTTGACGCGCTCCTCAATCGGCAACCCGCGCGTCTTGCTCCGATACACCAATTCGTGCATCTGCAATGGT